CATCTGTCGGATGACAAGATACATGGTGTGGCTGCATGCAAAACGAAAGGTGGACTTCCGCCTGGCCATCAAAGGCCTGTGCGTAGAGAATGGTCTCACGGCACAGGCCCCTGCAAGGGGTGCGCATTGGATTCCTGCACACCTCACATGGCATCCCCGCTTCAAAACCGGGTGGATGCATGGTCCGCATGAGCAGCTCAAAATGCTGCGGAGAGAAGAGCTTGAGTTTTCGCTTTTCCATGTCTGAATTTGTAATGCGCCCAGAACCCCGGCGCCCTGCAAGATCAATGCCTGCAGACATACAACTTTGGTTGAGTTGCCAACAACCAACGTGAGGTCAGGCTGGGCAGGCCTGAACCTCGTCATCCACCTCAATTCGATGAATTCGAACGTTGAACGTAGGATCATTGACCCAATCGTGTGAAATCTCGATGCCAGTGAACGTTTTGGGAAAGTCCAGAGACAGAGCCTCAATCGCGAGATAGTCGGCGGGTTCAGGAACACCGAACAGAATGGTATTCCCTTCCTCCTCGACCACCAGGTCAATGTTGGATTTGAAAATGTCACGCTCCATATCCCTATGGAAACGCCCCAGCACAGGATGACGTGCCTGGTACTTGGTCCCAGGCCGGCGAGCTGCCGTCAAGCGGAACTCAAACCGCAACATCTTGTCAGACATTAGACGGTAAGTTCGCCCGTTACTAGTCACCAACTCGCCCTTTCCCAAATCTGCACGAGACAGAAGGGACTTGAACTTGTCGGCCAGCTTCACAGGGATCAGCTCGCGACGGGGCTCTGGCTCGAAGCCCCCATCACATGGTGCACCGGACAGCCAAGGGGCTGTGACCGGTTGGGGTGCCTCTTTGAGAGAGGCTTGAAGGTGTTGTTCCTCCAGGGGTAGTGCTGAGACGACACCATACGGTGAGTCGTCAAAGATCGCCCGAGCAAGTAACCGCTGAGCAGCAGTCACCTTGAACTTGAAACCTTCAGGTTGTGTGACACCCATGCCACCAAGACTGATAGGCAGGAACATGTTACGGCCCCGGCACTCGGCCTTAATCTCAGTACTGAACCTCGTCAGATATTGAGCCATAACGTCCTTACCTTTCCCAGGTAGGGCTCCGTCAAGGATGCGGTCAATCACGGTGACATAGGACTTTTCATCCTCGTCTAAACCGATGACATCATCGCCGTGCCCCCCCATCACCTTGTTCTGTCCAAAGAACAGTCCAACATTCAGGAACGGAATGTATTTAGGTGTGGAAGAGTGGCGCATAACCGTCCACCAGGAAGTTCCCGCGGGGCGGGACCTCCCCTTCCGGAGATCAGTGTCTTCGAAGCGCTCAGAGTAAAGGAACCGTCTGAGGTCAAAGTGGTAGCATGCCGAATTGGCATTGGCGTAAACAGGATGGTGGTATGCTTTACCAGGACTCATGGAGAGCCCAACGGCAGCACCTAACTCCACGTGCTCCTTCCAGAGGGATCGAGGCGCAACGTACAACATATCGTCGCCGTTCACCAAAACTCCCTTCAACTTATCCGCTAGAGGTCGCGGATCC